TACAGCAATCCTCGCCCGCGACGCAGAGGCGTGGATCGCCGTCAACGGCACGCCCGTCCCGAACTCCGCCACGCGTGTTCAACTCAGCGCCGCCGTAGAGGTTGTGATGGCGGTCGAGTGGTTTGTTCCGTTGTCGGCGGGCGACACGATCGAGATCCAAGGCGCTGCGAGTGGAGGTGCAGGACCCCGCGCACTCGCCATCGCTGCTGCGGGCTACATCCCCGCCATCCCCAGCATCATCACGACAATAACTCGTATCGCGTAAGGACAAATGCCGAGAGGTGGTATTCAATCCCACGTCGAGTATCCACTCAGCGACGACGATATCCGACACGTGCTCGGGTCCGATATCAAGATCCTCACCTACCCCGACTTGGAGGGCATGCGGTCCATCGACAACTGCTTTGACGACAAGGGTCGGTGCATCCTGCTCTTCCTCACCGAGTCCGAGACCTCGGGCCACTGGTGCTGCATGATGAACAAGCCCGACGGCATCTACTTCTGGGACCCGTACGGCGATGCGCCCGAGGAGCAGAAGGAGAACATCCCGGACAGTCGCCTTCAGCAGTTGGACATGGACCAACCCCTGCTGACGAGTCTCATGCGCCAATCCAAACGTCCCGTCTACTACAACTCCCACCAGTACCAGAAGGACGGTCGCGGCATCAACACCTGTGGGCGGTGGTGCGTGACCCGTCTGCTTTACGCCCCGAAGAGCGAGGAGGAGTTCCTGAAGGTGGTCAAGAAGAGCAAGCTCAACCCGGACGAGTTCGTCGTGGGTCTGACCGCGCACTGGCTGGAAAAGTAAAATGTGGACCTCTAACAAAGATGTCGTATGCGTATAAGAGTTCCGTTGTCGGCGACCCCGAGTCCGACATCATCTACTACAACGCGGAGATCATCAACAACATCACGGCGGCGACGGGAACGGGTATCGGAGTCGACCCGCCCATCCGGTTCCAGGAGACGCGTGACTTCCCGATTATCCAAGACGCCTCCAAGTACAACTTCTCCATCGTCCGTTTCCAGATGGTCGGTCCGAACAAGGACCTGCCCCTGTTCATCCCTGCGATTGAGTTGAACATCCCCGGCGGCGCCCTCCAGACAGACCCGAACCGCACGGTCTACTCCCTGGCGATCGCCTACCAGCGCACGTGGGTTACGACCAACCAACCGGGCGGCATCACCTTCACCGTCACGCCACTGGACACGCCTGTGATCTACCGCAGCGAGACACAGAACCGGTTCCTCGCACCCACGCCACTGGTTCCTGCGACGGGTTTGACCCAGCAAGACCTCTCCACCCGCTACTACTGGGTCTACACCTACCGCCACTGGTGTGACCTCGTCAACGAGACGATGCTCACGGCGATGGAGAACCTCCGTCTGGCGTTTGCAGCACAATGGGCTGCAGCGGCGACGGGCAACGCCTTCCCCTATCCGACGCTGGCGCTCTTCCTCGCGGACCACGACGTGCCGTTCATCAAGTACGACGACGACACGGGCAAGTTCGTCATCTACGGCGACACGCGTGCCTTCAACGTGCGCGACGTCATCGACGGCAGCCAGGACGCCCTGGGGAACTTCACCGGTGTGGGCCAACCCATCCCTGCCTTTGTGGCGCCGGTGGGTCCTGCCCCGCAACCTTCCTCAGCACCCTACCTCCGGTTGTTCTTCGACGCCAACATGTTTGGTCTCTTCTCCAACTTCAAGAACGCCTACTACCAGACGCCGACGATGCGATTCCCCCTGACGCCGGGTGTGCCCACAACTCTACCTCCGGGAACAGACTACACCAACGAGATCCTGTTCACCAACGAGAACTACACCAACATCCTCAACAACAACCCACTGCTCCAAGGCAGCACGACGGTCCCCCCTCCGGCCTACAACCCTCTCTTCCTCATCCCTGCCGAGAAGCAGAACCTCTACTGGACCATCACGCAGGACTACCCGTCCACGGACTCGCTCTGGTCGCCCATCGAGTCCATCGTGTTCATCTCCACCCTGCTGCCCATCCGCACAGAGTTCGTGGGCGAACCGACGCGCTTCGGCACCGGCAACCTCGGCTACTCATCCGCGACCGCGCCCTCTGCCTTCTTGCCCATCATCACCGACCTGGTGGTGGACCTCAGTGGGGGATCCGAGGCTTACCGCACCGTCACCACCTACACCCCGACCGCCGAGTACCGCATGGCGACGATGGGCGCCTCCAAGCAGGACATCCGCAACATCGACCTCAGCGTCTACTGGAAGAGTCGCCTGGACGGGTCTCTCAACCCCATCCAGATGTTCAACCTGTCGTCTGTCTCCGTCAAGCTGATGTTCCGCAAGATCGGAGGCGGTTCGCTGTAGTGCCGAAGAAAATACTCTCCGTCTTCTAATAAACCATGTCCGCCGATATCGAGAAGTTGGCCATCTTTGACGACCGCATCGTCCAGACCCGGCCGAAGTACGCCGTCTGCAAGGGTGCCTTGTCGCTCACCAATGCCCCCTTCACGGCCATCGCCCAGACCCAGACGCAGCACACCTACAACATCTACGTGCCGTCCGAGAACGTGTTCGTGGACCGCGCGATGGAGTGGTCGTCTACCTGCAACAACCGCATAGACGTGATCATCTCCACGGATGTGGGTCAGTTCCCTCCCGGCGTGCCCCTGCTGCAGCTCGGTGTGGACGGTTCCCTCGCGGCCTTCCCGCTGAACTCGCTGTGCGCGACCATGACCGCCACCATCAACGACACGACCGTCGTCATCAACTCCCAGGACGTGCTCAAGGAGGTCGTGCGCCTGACGGACTACAAGGAGCACCGCCTCCAGCGCACCTGCCCGACGATGCTCGACAAGTACCTGCTGAACGCTGACGGTCTGAACACCTTCAACGATCCCATCAGCACCTACACCAACGGCATGTCCCAGGACTACTACGAGGTCCCGAACGGCGCCTGGTCGAACATCGTCTTCACCGACCCCCAGGGCACCCCTCTCGTCGGCAACGGTTCCTACGTGTCCCCCAGCGGCATGACCACGAACTTCGTCGGCGGCGTACCGATCACCACCGTCCAGGGTGCAGGCCCCAACGTGAACGGCGTCTACTCCGTGTTTGTGAAGTGGCGCTCCACGGAGAAGCTGGTGCTCTCCCCCTTCATCTTCGCCGACGCCTTTGAGTCCGACACCGGTCTCTTCGGCATCAACAACATCCAGTTGGTGATGAACTTGCGCGACCCCTCTCGCGCCTTCCGTCTCCGCGACTTTACCTCGGTGGTCGGTGGACAGACCCAGCGCAAGCAGTACTACCAGGGCACCCTCGTTGCGGGCGGTGCGACCCCTGCTCCGGGTGCGCCGGGCTACACGGGCCCTGCCGTGACGTACAACACCACCGCCCAGAGCGTCTTCACCGACAGCGTCATCAACGTCCAGTTCTTGACCCCGTCGCTCGACATCCCTCTGCCGCCCAAGTCCGTGGTGCCCTACATGGAGTTCCCCCGTTTCATCACGGCGCCCCAGAACTCCGTCATCGCCGCCGGTGCTTCGGGTCAACTCCAGAGTCAGACCATCACCCTGCCGCAGATCCCGGACCTGCTCATCATCTACGTCAAGGCAGCTCGCGACAACGGAGCGGCTGGATCCGCCGCCTTCCCGATCCCAGACCCCTCGTTCCCGCAGTTCGGTGATGCCTACCTGCCGCTCCAGACCTCGTCTGCCGGCAACCGCACTGTGTCCCCGCTGTCGGTCAACTTCGACAACTTCAGCGGTCTGCTCTCCTCCCACACCTCCGAGGAGTTGTACCACATGACGGTGCGCAACGGTCTGGAGATGGACTGGAACACGTGGTCCGGCAAGGCCCGCTCCAACGTGGGTCTCGGCAGCCAGATCTCCCCGGTCGGTGGGTTCCTCGTGCTCAAGCCTTCCCAGGACATCACCCTCCAGAGCGGACAGGCACCCTCGCTGGTCGGCAACTTCACCCTCCAGTTCAACATCAGCGTGGAGAACCGCTACCCCTTCAGCGTCCAGCCGCAGATCTACGTCATCACCGCCAACAGCGGCTTCTTCGAGACCATCCGCGGTTCCTCCCGTATCATCAAGGGTGTGTTGTCCGAGCAGGACATCATCTCCGCCCCTCTGGCCCCCACCGGCACCCACGGCGCCCTCAAGCGCCTGGTCGGTGCAGGGTTCATGTCGTCGCTCGCCAACGTCATGCGCCGTGCGGGTGAGGTCTACCACGCCACCAAGCCTGCGGTGTCCGCCATCAAGGGTATGCTGCCCGAGGGCAAGGTGAAGGACGTCATGTCTGCGGTCGGGTATGGTCGCGGACCCAGCGGCGCCAGCGGCGGTATGCGTAGCGGCGGTCTGGCGAAGCGCTTGATGTAGAAAAGAAAGTCTCGCCTCTCTAATAAATGTCTGGTCAAGTGTTGAACTCCGTTCTCGTCGACCCTTCGTCTGCGACCCCTCGCACACAGGTTGTGACGCAGTACGCAACCAGCGGTGCCGTCGCCAACCCTCCCGCGCCTCTCGTCGTGTTTGACCACCGCGGTCTCCCTGCCTCCTCGGTCTGGAAGTGGACCTACCGCGAGCGCACCCCTGCCGGTGTCGCTGTGGGTTCTGCGTGGGGTGTCTTCACCCTCGACAACGCCGGTGCTCTGGCGGCGGCGATCATCGGCGGCGGCGGTGTGATGCAATCTTCTCTCAACGGAGTCGTCATCGCAGGTTACGTGGGCGGCATCCAAATCACCGGTGCAGGCGCCAACAACCTCTGGACGTGCGAAGTGACCCCTTACGCATAATATCTCTCCTCTCTAACAAATGAGTCTTGACCCGCTATCCAGCACAACGGAACGTCAGTCCATTGCGCCGAATCTAGCGTCCTTCCGGGGTGTCTTCAACCCCGCCTCCTACTACTTCTACGGCGATATCGTCCAGTCGCCTCTCGACCAGGGTCTCTACGTCCGCTCCGGTGAACCCGTGACGGGACTCGACCCCTCTGCGGCCTCTCCTGCGAACTGGGTGCCCTTCTCCCGCGGCAGTGGTCTCGCCGCCGGCGCCATGACCAGTGCGGCTGCCGCTGCAGCGAACGGCATCACGTTCGGAGGGTCGTTCGCCGGCAACGTGCTCCTTCCCGGTGCAACCTATCTGATTGCGTTCACCGTCACCCTCCAATCCACGCCGGGCATCGGCACACCAACGGATGTGAAGTTGACCGTGTTGCCCTCGGTCTCGGGCACATCCACAGCGGGTATGAGCATCGTAGTACCCCCCATCGCCGCCGCCAACTTCCAGTCGTTCTCCGTCGCAGGTATTTTGTCGCACTCCAACGTCGCGGCGCAACCCCTGCTCGGTGTTCTGGAACTCGGGACCGCTGTAACCGCCGTCACGTACACCGGCGAAACCCTCATCCGTCTTTTCTAATCTCGCGTCCTAACAATGAGTCTCAGTGCGTTGACCTTCCACACGCCCCGCCAGGACATCATCCCCACCCTCATGTCCTACCGCGAGACGTGGAGCAACGGGTCTGTGTATTTCCACAACGACACGGTGCGCTCGCCCACCGACGGCAAGTTGTACCTCCTCACGGGCAATGCCTTCGCCAGCACCATCGACCCTGCCGTCGACGTCACGGGTGTCTGGACCCCCTATGAACCCGGTACATCTCCTGCCCCTCTGATTCGCAGCATCGCTGTTCCAGATTTCTATGGTGCGGGCGGTCAACCTCTCTATGCCGACATTGACTTCAACACCATCCCCGGTGCTGTGCCGGGCATCTACCTGGTATCGTTGGAGGCACAGGCGCCCTCGCCCTTTGACTGCTCGTGTGTGTATGTCTGGGACGGCACCCTTCTGTTTGGCGGGTCATCCTCGACAAGCGTTGGTCGGACAGACGGCGTCCACTTGACCAGCAACGGGCACCTTTCCGTCCAGTTTGAGACAGACCAACCAGGCGCAACCGCCTATATGCTGAAGTATTACCTCCTGCGTCCCATCTAAGTAATCTTCTCCTTATCCTATAACAATGAACTCGCCCCGCCCCACCTTCCACTGTCGACACGGGAACTTTACCGAGACCTGTGCCTTCTGTAATCATCTGCCGTTCATGAGCAGCCGCCGTTGGAGCGGCACACAGGAACGTCTCTCTATCTCGATACCTACCACAGGATACGAAGCGCCAAGTTGTTCGGGGAATGTTTGTCCTCGCGCCACGAACCCTTTATCGCACGATGACTCTTTACGAACCGGTTCTGCCGACTCTCTGCCGTCCCCTCTGGAACTCTGCCCTTGCTCTCCAAGTGCGACCAGATTAAGT